TTCCTTGGGCCAAGGTTTGGAACCATGCGTTTCAAGGACCAACTGGTCAGTGGTTCATTGAGAACTCTCTTACCACTCTCGGCAACAACGATCCTGTATCGGAGTATAATTCCAAACTCTGGAACTCTGGTGTAGAATCTGATAAGGAGATTGCCCGTAAACAGAAGCGTAAGTTGCAATACTTCGCCAACATTTATGTGGTAAGTGATTCGGCCAACCCTCTGAATGAGGGTAAAGTGATGCTCTATCGTTTTGGTAAGAAAATCTTTGATAAGGTTATGGAAGCAATGCAACCCGCCTTTGAAGACGAATCTCCTATCAACCCATTTGATTTCTGGGGTGGTGCGAACTTCAAACTGAAGCTTCGCAAAGTTGATGGTTACTGGAACTATGATAAGTCTGAATTTGAGGGCGTATCTGCACTCTCTGATGACGATACTGTTCTGGAAGAAATCTATAAGAAACAGTATCCTCTAGTTGAGTTTACTGCTGTCTCCAACTTCAAGTCCTATGATGAGTTGAAGACTCGTCTGGACATGGTTCTCTCCGGCACAGTTGCTGCAAATACTACAGTGCAGACGCTGATGGAAGACGAACCAACTGCTACTCTTACGGTTGATACCAAAGAGTCTCCGGCACCAACAGTGACCGTATCAGCAGATGATGATAATGAAGATGACGCAATGTCATATTTTGAGAAGTTGCGAGATGAAGGATAGTTAGAAATAACTTTCCTCAGCAGAACCCCTCACTGAATTTCAGTGGGGGGTTTTCTTTTAGAAATCCAATGAGCGTCTTAGTATTGAAGCAGAGTGCGAAGTCGGCATGTTTTGTACTGGCACCGTATTGCTTGTATTAGAGTTATTTACTACAGATGAGGTTTGTGGTGCATTTACAGCGACATTATTTGTTGCGGGCCCCTGACCAGCACCGCCACCACTGTTGATTTCATTTGCTTGAAACATCTTCATGTTGGCGCTCGGACTTCTGCCCGGCTGGATGGTTGGGTTTGCCGCTCTACCGCCTGTGAGGTCAAAGTTTTTCCCCTTTTTCCCCTGATACGCTCTGCTTGTTTCAAATAAGTCTTGTACTTTTGTAATTTTAGAGGGTTCAGTTTTCTGTAAGGATGTAAATATTTTTTCATATTCAGCTGCTGTCTGAGGCATAATTTCTGGAATTTTAATACCTTGAAGAAGTGATAATTGAGTTGTATCAAGGTTGTTGATTGAGGCCATTGCATTAGCGAAAGCACCAAGTCCAGCTGCGTTTCCACTACCCAAAGCTTTAACTATCTTCTCAATACCCACAATTATGCTGTCATCAATCTCAACTCCTTCCTTTAAGAGCTCCGCATTTTTGACAAACATATTGACAGCAGAGGATGCATCAAGAATGCCACCAGAGTTTTTGGCAAGTTCAATAAGACCAGCAACTGGACTTTCCTTAGTGAAGAATGGTATCTTAACACCACCGCCGATGCTCTGCATCGCTTCACCAATTGCTTGAATGCCTGCAGCGGTGAGTTGCAACACAGTAGAATCAATTTTAGCTAATCTTTCAATTGAAGACGTTTGTGACTCAATTAGAGCAGTTGCAGCTTCTGCTTGTTTTATTGCTGCATTTGCTTCTGCCATTGCATCTCCCTTAAATGCATTTACTACTGTTGCAATACCTTCTGCAATCGAAGTTACCACCCCACCAACAGCGCCTCCTACCGCTTCTACTATACCAATAATGACGCCACCAACTTTTTCAATGACGTTACCTATTGATTCAAATATAGCTGGTATTTCTTTAATTGCTGTCATAAGTGTAACACCAATAATTTCAGCAACTCTAGTTATGATCGGAGCAATTGCTTCAAATGCAGGGGCTGCAATTCTTAGGGCGGCGCCCAAACCAATCATTCCAAGAGTAAATACAGCTAACCCACCTATGACTAGCGGGTTTGCAAATGCCATGACCCCACTTGCAAATCCTCTTAGAATTGCTCCTATTGCTTTTCCTATTCCTTTGCCAATAGGACCAAGTGCTTTTCCTAAAGAAGCAAATCCTTTTGCTAGTGATGTAATAAGTTTTCCGGCACCAGAACCAACAGATTTTAGAAATGTTCCAATGCCCTTACCAAGTCCACCAATACCCTTACCAAGTCCTGCAAGTTTTTTACCCCCACCATCACCGCCGGAATCACCACCGTCACCAGCGCCACCTCCACTACCACTAATATTTGCTGCTATTTTTTCTAATATATTAATCTGTTTATCTTGAAACTCTACTTGTTCTTTTGCAGCTTTATCTCTTTCTGCTGGTGATATTCCAGCATCACTACTACCTTCAATACTGCTTGAATTTGCGACTTCTTCGGCTATAAGGTCAAGTCCACCAACCACATCATCCAACGATGCTCCTGCCGATCCAGCTGGATCGTCTGTTTGATTGTCGAGCTCGATGCTTTCAAGTTGTTTGCCATCAATTATATCTTGAGATTCTTGTAGTTCCTTTTCTTTATCTGTAATTTCGTTTAGGGCTTTTATGTGGTCAGATTCTTTTTGGGTGTTATCAATCCTTTTTTGTAAATCAAACTCCCGATTGTCAGCCTCAGCATTTGCTATTTCCGTTTGTTCTGCTGTGAACGCCTGCCGTTCTTGAACGTCCTCAATTTCTCTTGCTTCTTTCTGTATAGCTGTTATTTCTTCTTGTCGAAGTTGTTCTGACTCGGCCCTAATTTTCTCCCCTGCTAACGATCTTTCTGCCTGTTCTTCACCCACCAACGCCGTCAGCGATGCTCGGCGTTGTTCTTCAAATGCTGTTGTTGCTTTTTCTTCAGCAACTTGTCTTTTATATCTTTTGAATTGCTTCTGATCCATGCCCAAGGCTTTTGCCATGGCCTTGTCTTCTTTACGTTGGTTTTTGAGGGCAAAAAATTGATTGTAAGCTGCTCTGGTAATTCTACTTTTCAGAAACGTGTCTTCCAAACTTGTTAATAAATCTTTTTTAGTAAGGCCTGCCTCTTCTAGAAAAGTTACCTTTCCCTGTTGTTCTGCTACTCGTTTTAAATCTTCCGATGCGCTTTGAAAACTTTTAGCAGCATCCATTTGTGCTTGATTTATAACTGTATTATCTATTGCCATCTGACTACTTCCTACTCATGTATGCGGTCATGCCCATATATGCACCCACCACACCAGCCATCCCAATATAGAATAAAGCAGACAAATCGCCGAGTAATTTAAGTCTAGTCTCTGGGATGAAGCCTGGAATCATAACGATGATCGTAAATAAAATCATTGATGCCATAGATATCCAAGCCATATGTCTTTGAGCATCTGCTTTTTCCTCAGCTGCTTCTGTTTCATGTATAGTCTTAACCATATTCAACTCCTCATCACTCACTATACCATCCCCATCCAAATCATATTCATTATATTGACTCTCTGCTTCTAATTTCTTTTGAGCCATTACAGTCTCCTACCTAATTTTGGTTTTTCTGTCGATCCTTTTCTTCTTTTATCCACTGAACCAATAATCCAACATACACATCTCTTTCCCAAGGTATCATATTTTCAATTTCTGTAAGGCTGTACTTATGATGTTGCATCATTCCAAAATTTGTTTTAAAGTAAGCCTGCAAACTGTTATGAGAAAGAGTTAGTTTAAAAAATCTGCTAGGCCCTCCAAATGAACGGTTGATGTTACTCCCGTCTTAGGATTTGTAATCTCTACATCATGTGTAAGTTTTGGCATTGAATCAAAAAACTCATTCAAAGACGCAAACTGCTCTTGCGTAAGACTGTCCACGAACTCATCAAGTTCATCTTTAGATATATCCACAATGTTATAAGCATCGTTTCCAAAATGAATTACCTTTATACAACTCTTAACAATTGCAAATATTTGTTCAATATTACTGCCTGATGCTTTATTTGCTAACAAAGTCGCAGCTGCAGTTGGATAACTTAACTCGATAGAAACATCATTACCTGAGGCATCCTTACCAAGAGAACATATTGGAGTATGTTCATCGTCAAGCGTTACTTGTACATCATCCAGATTTATTTCTGTGGACACATATGTTTTTTTATCATCTGGACATAACAAATTAACCTCAACCGTTTCAGATATTGATTTCTGTCTAATCTTAATGAACGCATATTCAATATCAAACATAGGATCATTATTTGATCCTACTTTCCCAAAGGTACAAGTATTAACTAAATCAAGGACTGCTTGATTAGTCAATTCTTGTTTATTTTCTTCCATTGCTAAAAGCAAAATCTTTTCTTCTTTTACTAAAAAAGGTCTATATTTTATTTCTTCTCCCGTAGAGGGAACTTTCATACTATATGTTGGTGTTTCAAGTTTTGGCAAAGCCATAGTGTTATCTCCTATTTCAAATCAGTTATTCTGGTTCATTATCAGCTATAGAGGCTGCAAGTCTTCTTTGCTTATTAGTTGGTTGTTCCGTCCCATGTTCAGATATATCGCTCCAATATCTAAAATTAAAATCAACAGAAAAATCTTTGATAATATCACTGCTCTCCATTGAAAATTCTATTCCTCCGATGGTTGAAGGATATGCTTCCCATATTCTATATCCTGCTGTTGGTTTAAAATCTCTGTTTAATACAAAAATATCTAAAGTTCCAATATACTCTGAATAATATTTCAGATTCCATGTTCCTTCGTTGTACATCAATTTTTGCCACTGTTGAAAATACTTTCTTATATCAAACTTTTCATCCATGTAAAATTTAACTTGGACTGAATCAGCAAACGATATACCAGATACAATGGCTCTATCCGGGCCATATATATTACTGTCCGTTGCTGTGTCTAAAGTGTTGCCGGGCAATAAAATCGAATGTGTTCGGATCATCATTTGGCGTAATGTTTGAGCGCCTTCCCCCAACATTGCGGGTGGATTAATGTTTGCTTGAAACCTGTTTAACTGAGGCGTACCATTTCTTCCTAACTCTGAGCGCAACTGATCAATTACTGAAAGACCACTCGTTGAAGCGGCCCCACCAAATCCTGATACGCCTGGCACAGGAATTGTTACGGGGCGGATTGTTGGCGAAGCAAAAGCACTGTCTAAATTTGCTTGTGCCTGTGTAGTATCTACCATTAGACCATCTTCCTTGAATCTGACCAAACTGCTTTAGCAGAGGACTTTTTAAAGTTGTGGACAGGAAGCAATGTTGCTATAACCAATTCATCATCTTCAATTTTACGAAATTGTGATTTTGTATATCCAGCTAGATATCTATGTAAAGTAGGTTTTACCAAATTAATTCCCTTTACTGCTTGATAACTTGTCTGTAGGTCTTTATCGAGCATCTTATCCAACAATCTCATTCTTAGAGGTATTGGTAGATAATGAAAGTTTATACCCAAGAATCCATCCTTATAATTTTCTATTGGAAGTACCAAAGGAAAAGCATCGTAATATGGTAATTTCTTTTTGTGTTTTGGGCCATAAACAAACATATTCAGTGATCCACCAAACGGCGAACCTCCCCTCTTACCATCTCTAATAAGGTCTAGTCTGCCGGGCTGACCAAATTCCCTGATCTTTTCCCGATACCACTCAGTCGAGTATGGTTTATTTCCTGCAGCGTCTATGACGCTTTGTATGTAATCGCTATCAGCCATACCCTTATTTATAACGAATACCCAAATCATCTTCTGTCAATATCTTAAATTCCATTCCATTATCCAAACACCAAGAGTTTGCATATTTCCACTTTGCTTCATTGACTCCCCATGTTTTGACCTCAGAGAACCAACGTCTAGTTTTTCTTGAGGGTTTTGGATTTGGTGGACTACATTGTTTTTTTGGTTTGACTTCTATAATCATCTTTTTAATTTTCCCATCAGCCTGTTTAACCTTAATGTAGAAATCTGGGAAGTAACGATGAATTCTGCCGTCTATTGGTGATATATAGGGGATAATGATCTCTTCACTTCCCCATTCGATTATAGCAGCTCTGTCATCACAAAACGTCATAAATTTTCGTTCCCATAAAGAACGGTAAGTTATGTTGTCAAGATTCCCTTTATATTTTGAAGGATTCTTTGGAGTATATCTACCTTTATATGACATGACGTATAAATACCTTGTAGTGACACTATTTATGGAGAGAGAAAAGATGCCAACGGGAAGTAGAAGTCCTTTAAATCTAAGAAAACCTACACAAGATACTGCTAAAGTAACCTCAGGCGTTGCCAAACAGTCCGCAAAGAACAACGGTTCTAAACGAAAACGTCTTGCTTCGCCTGAAATGCTTGCATATCCAGTGGATACTGCTGACGTTGAACAGGGACACTATGTTATATTTCAAATTCACCAAATAAGTAACGGTAAATTAACCAAAGTTACAAATAGCTCGGGATTTGCAAAACGTAGTTTTGCATTGAAGGGAGCATCAAAATCTGTCGCTACACAAATTGCATTGTATATGCCTCCATCAGTTAGTGTAAAATATAAAGCAAACTACGAAGATAAAGAAATAGGTGCGACAGCAGAGGGTATTGTTAACAGTATTGGTGAGTTCAACGCTTCCAGTGGATGGGGTGCAGCAGGTGGTGCAGCTATGGGTGCAATAAACGTTGGAGCAAATGTTGCCAAGAAAGCAACCAGTGCAGCAATTGGTGGTGCGGCAGAAGCTGCTGCACCTGGCCTTGCTGATGCGTTATCGATGTCGGCAGGAAAAATAGTGACTAAGAAAATGGAAATGATATTTCAAGGTGTGGGCAGAAGGCAATTTACGTTTGAGTTTGCTTTTATACCCAAGTCATTCAAAGAAGCGCAACAGGTGGATAAAATTGTTCAAGCCTTTAAATTAGCAATGCTTCCTAAATATACAGAGTCTTTTGGTATAGGCCTTGGCACAGTTGTAGGTGCTGGTGATGCAATAGGTGCTGGTGGTGAGGGAAGAACTTTGTCAATTCCAACCACAATGGATATAAAATATTTCTTTAACACTGAGGATGGTTCCCAACTTGAAAATGAATATATAAATAGAATCTCTACATGTTATTTAGCTGACCTTGAAGTTAAATATGGTGGAGACAGATATACTGCTTATACACCTCAGGCCGGCGATAAAGGGGCCCCACCACAGAACACATCAATAACCATGACATTTGATGAGATA